ATTAGGTAAAACAATAACGTAATCGATTGATTATATTATTATTTTATCTTATCCCGGTTCGCTGTCGGCGTATTTTTAGAAGTTAAGATCTTTCAACTGGAGGTCTTCTTGTTTGATAGCCACAATTTTTTCAATAGACCTAACGGTGCTCGGCATCGTTTTAAAGTCATTTACACCAATGATTTCCATCTTGTCGGTAAAATTTACGTCAATTATACAATCATTGGCGTAGTCTTCGAGAGATTTAATAAATTTGATGTATTCCGCCCCAGAAGGATCGTCGTGATGAATCTTTGCGAATAACATTTCATTCTTAAACTTGGTGCTATACAAATCAAGATCTTCTCCGTTTTCTTTGACCTTGAGACTGAAAGTTATAAGACGACTTGGTTTCCACTTAAAGCAAGAATAATTTACACCCGTGATAATAGGCAAGTCATTGGGAATCATAAAGATTTCTTCCGTTTCAGAAAGATTGTCACCAACGTCCAATACATTTTCGAAGTATTCTGCGATACTAATTGGGGTGTCGCTGTTGATGATATTGTGTTTAAACGCCTCTGCCTCGGCAATTCTATCCAAGTAGGTCATCCGGTTAATCTTGTTGCCACAGCAGGAAAACGTATCATAAATACAGATTTCATCGGAGGTATATGAAACGTCGAAAATAGTTCCGTGATAGTACTCGTCGGGACAATTGACGGTTACGCTGTAAATTGTAAAGTCCTTGAGAATAATCACAGATTTATTGTCTCCATTCTTGTCTAGAAATAGAAACAATATTGCCCTCTTTGTTTCGATCGTGTCCTTCTTGTAGAAGATGTACTTGAAATTCTTGAGCTTGAATAAATACCTCACTTCGATATTTACTGAATTCTGTAGAGGGAAATACATGTCCCCTCGATTCGTGTACAAGTTATTGAGAAGAAAGATAATGTTCTTCTTCAAAGTTTCATCTGTGATCTCTGTATGCATCGTTTACACTTAAATTGTATGTGTCTTTAAATGTATTTAGAGGAATTTTACATTAACATTTATATGTCTAGTTTTACCGCAAAGGAAGAAACTCTCGTGAACCATCTCCTGGATTTTTATAAAACGAGGGGTAAGATGATTCTATTCAGAGACATCATTTATCAAAATACTCCACTAAGTCTACGACTTTTAGACTGGTTGGTGACTAATTATTCGAAGAAGTATAACATCATTTATCCTCTCGGACATTCGGACGAAATTGTATACTTCAATATATACCTTGATTACAAAAATCAACTAAAGGCGTACTCTAAACGGTTTTTCGATCCTTTCTGTAGACAAAAGCGTCTTATAGTAAATACAGACACTTTTAGGTGGAGAGAGTACTCTACCGAAAACATCGCAGAAAATGAAATTGTGACAACTGTCGGTCAACTTTCGTTCTTTCGGTGGTTTATAGATAATAAAATTCTTGACTATGCTCTTGCGAATATTAAATTCATTGATGCCGATATGATAAGTACCATGCAATCCAAGAAAAAAGGAAAAAGAAGTGTATTGTCTCCAAGTGCAGTTCAAGGAATTTTCACCAATAAATGTAACGTCACTATTAAATTCAAGCACTGATGTAATTTAGAGAAATAAATAATATACATATTGTACTAATATGGCCCACGCACTTAATGTATGGTTGAGCTCAACAGGAAAGGTAATTGAACATTCAGATACATCAAGGAAAGCTACACATTTAATGCTAGACGGCGGACGTTTAGACATCTCGGAAGATCACGAAGCGTTTCAACAAATGTATAGCAAACACATTAAATTAAAGAATTGTATAGTGGAGATGCGGACCGACTTATTTAAATTTTTCATAGATTTCGATGTTCTTTCGGAAGATATCATAAACATTTCCGAATACATTCTTGTTATACAAAACACTATGAGTAATTTGTATAAAAATAATTCGCTGCTGTGTATAGTAACTGGCGCCGATAAAAACAAAGAAATTACCAAAAATGAAAAATTATATCTCAAACAGGGATTTCATTTTCACTGGCCCGATATCATCTCCGATACCGATACTGCTAAGTCCATTAGAAAAAGAATTATAACAACTCTTACAACCGTATTTGGTAAGAATGAAAAACACTTCGACACTTGGGAAAAGATAATTGACCGTTGTGTTTATGAAAAAAACGGACTTCGATTAGTAGGTTCAGATAAATGCAATCGGTCGGACGGAAAACCGGAATATGAAGACAGAGTATACGTTTTCAAAGACATCTACACAGGGTCAAAAAGAAATGAAGACTTATATAGCGTTTACAAATGTGATACATTGCGTTTGGTTAAAGACACGAGTATCCGAAGTGATGAAATGTGTATCACTAAATTGCACGATGAATTAGAATACGTCGAGGAAGAAACTAAAACAGAGACAAAGGGTGATATGGTCCAACTTTCTAGGCAGTCTCCTGAATACCAAGTCATAGAAAAGTTTTTCAAATTGCACGCCACCGGGTACCGTGTGGAAGACATTCGTGGTATCTCATATGTGAAAGATAAATGTACTTATATTATAAGTTCGAAATCAAAATTTTGTCAGAACAAACAAGGATTTCATACTAATAACCACATTTATTTTAAACTCACTCCAAAGGGTCTTTGTCAGAAATGTATGTCGGAAAATCACGGCATACACGGTTCTTGTAGAGAATATCAAAGCGTATGTGTACCAATTACCACCTCTCTTGAGAGCGCACTAAATTGGAAAAAACCAAAAATTAAAAGCAAGGAAATCAAGAAGAAACCTCAAGATTTCACTTTACCAGGATTTCTTGAAAAACTGGAAAATAACATAACTGGAAAGGACGCTTTTATGGGGCCTGGGAAAAAAAGGTCTTGAAAATAACTACAGATACACCGATTAAAACCGATATAAAAATTTTACCCGTTAGATTTGCTACTCCGCCTTCTACCAAATATGGGAAAGAGTTGCCTAGAATTTCAATAAAAGTGGTGGAACTTGTAATAAGATAAGCAATAACAATAAGAAGAATAAGTCGGACGTTCTTCTCTTCCGTTATCTTGGCAAAGAGCGTGTTCTTTACGTCTTCCGCGGACAAGTGTTGTTTGCTCAGGGGAACGGCACATTTAGGACTCTCGGGGGGTCTTTCCGGTGTTTCAACTGGTTGTTCATCCAGTACAGGCACGGATGCAACAGGAGGAGGAGGCTTAGGATCGAGATCCTTTACTTGACATTCAAAATGGTTCATGGCTTACTAACCCATAATGTATTTAATTCATTAAAGTAAATAAATGGGTATAGATAGCGTTGCTATTAAAACTTTCAATTCGTCTGGTTCCCAGTCTGTATGTAGGGCTAATGAAGCGGATGACACAAAACTAATTGAATCGGAGTTTCTCACAAAGTGCACCACAGAATACATTAACGGTTCTGGTATGAGTTTCGTTATGGGAAATATGGACATCACTGCCATACAAGGAACTAATCCAATTGAAACATTTGCTTTCCCTAGCGAAGTAGATGCAATCAGTGAGATTATTTTTCAAATGCGTATCGGTCCGTCCGGAGAGAATGTATCCAGCACGTTTATCCTCGATCTCATCAAGAAAATCGAACTCAAACTTGGAAACCTTGTAGTCCAGACAATTTACCCGGGCGACATTTACGCAAGAAATCTAACAGAGTTCACGTCTGCTCTAAATACAAATACATATCAAGTACTTGGAGGAGATAGTCGCTACGCAAATGGTTCCTACATGGATTTTGCTATTTCGATCCCATTCACTGGAAGAGGATACGGCGGAGTAAATAAATCTTTTCTTCAAGCTGGTGCGATTACAAATGGTCTAAAGATGAAGTTTTATTATAATAAGCTTGCCGTTGCCCCGGGCGTTTGCACTATTATTCCAAGTAGTTTAACTACAGGCGTATGTGTATTTACCCATGCTATTACCGGCACGGAAAAGAATTTCATCTCCAACAATATTATCAATCGCCCTGTTAATACTTCTTATTCGGTGGTTCAACAATTAGACTCGGGTATTAATGCTTCTAGTGGGACAGTAACAATCGACTTGAGTCCTGTTAATATTAACGTGTCTCATATTCTAATCACAATGAACCAAAGTGTTTACAGATCCAGCGGAGAAGTCCTTAATGTTGTAGGAAGTACAGCCGGAACATCGTGGACCCCTATAATACCA